GTATACACATTCACCTCGACGGTTCCAACCACACACCAAGGAGCATCCGAAACTTTATTAACATCATCGCCAGCAAGAATGACCTCTTTTACAAGGCACTTCAGATAGCGCCGGAGAGGATGAACTACTGCAAGAAGATGGACAGCATACTGGTCGATAAAATGAACCGCCGCAAGCCTAAGACCATGCAAGCGATTGAGGAGATCTGGTACGAAGGCTACAGCGAGAGCCGCGACAAACATTATCACAACAGCCGCTACCACTTCCTGAACCTTCACAGTTTTTTCACCGGTAATCACACAGTAGAGCTTAGGGGCTTTAACAGCGAGCTTCATGCTGGCAAGATAAGAAGCTATGTGGTTTTGGCCTTAGCCCTCAACCATCAGGCGCTTACGCAAAAATGTGCGTCGGCGAAGAAGCCGCAGACAGAGAACGAAAAGTTCGCCATGCGGACTTACTTAAACCGCATCGGCTTCATTGGTGATGAGTTTGCAAACTGCCGCGAACACCTGACTGCTCACTTGAACGGCTCGGCGGCATGGCGATTTCGGGCGGCCTGAACCACCCGAAAAGCCTAAACTCAAGAAGGAGGATACAAAGAAAAATGGATAAAAAACTGTATATTGCTTACGGCTCAAACCTTAACATAAAGCAGATGGCAAACCGTTGTCCCACAGCAAAGGTTGTCGGCACCAGCACGCTGAAAGATTGGCGGCTCCTGTTCCGGGGCGCACACGCGGGTGCAGTGGCAACAGTGGAACCGTTTAAGGGCGGCAGTGTTCCTGTATTAGTATGGGAACTGACTTCTGCAGACGAGACTGCGCTTGATCGCTACGAAGGCTGGCCCTTCCTTTACCGAAAGGAAACGGTAAAGGTAAAACTGGGAGGTAAGACCGTCAAAGCTATGGTATATGTGATGAACGAGGGTAGACCACTTGGTCAGCCAAGCTGCTATTACTATACCACCATATTGGAAGGCTACAAGGACGCGGGCTTTGACTTGGATATCCTGCGCCAGGCCACCATTGACTCGGTGGAGAAAGAGGTACCCACCGATGACTGAAAAGATAAAGGAACAAATCCTCACTATACGAGATAGTGGTGTCACAAATATGTTTGATGTGAATCGTGTACAGTATGAAGCCAACGAGCGAGACTTCTACGAACTGGTAGCTTACCTCATTGACCACAAAGCTGAATATTGCCGTTTTATTTTAACTGGTGAAACTCAAGAAGTGGAATAAAAGAATAAATAGGCAAAAGCAAAGGGCTTCCATGGAGGCTCTTTCCTTTTGCCTATTTTTATAAAGGAGGCGGCGCCTATGCGTAAATTAAAGAAATACAAGCCAACCGCCTTCATGGCCGAAGGCTCTTATTATGATAAGGATGCCGCAGACTATGCGGTTTCTTTTATACAGGCTCTCTCACATACGAAAGGCTCCTGGGCAGGTAAGCCTTTTGAGCTTATCGATTGGCAGGAGCAGATAGTCCGTGATATATTCGGTATTCTTAAACCTAATGGTTACCGCCAGTTCAATACGGCGTATGTGGAGATTCCAAAGAAGCAGGGCAAATCAGAGCTTGCTGCAGCCATTGCCCTTTTGCTGACCTGCGGTGACGGCGAAGAACGTGCCGAAGTATATGGCTGTGCGGCTGATCGCCAGCAGGCATCGATTGTTTTTGAGGTAGCAGCCGACATGGTACGCATGTGCCCTGCACTGTCCCGGCGTGTAAAGATACTGGCTTCAACAAAGAGACTGATATATCTTCCAACCAACAGCTTCTATCAGGTGCTGTCAGCGGAGGCTTATTCAAAGCATGGCTTCAACATACATGGCGTGGTGTTTGACGAACTGCATACGCAGCCTAACCGGAAGTTGTTTGATGTCATGACAAAGGGCTCTGGTGATGCAAGAATGCAACCGCTATATTTTCTCATTACCACGGCGGGAACAGATACCCAGAGTATCTGTTATGAAACACACCAGAAGGCATTGGACATTTTAGAAGGCAGAAAGCATGATCCTACTTTCTATCCGGTGATCTATGGCGCCAAGGAAGACGATGATTGGACTGATCCGAAGGTTTGGAGGAAAGCGAATCCTTCCCTTGGAATCACGGTTGGAATTGACAAGGTTCGGGCTGCCTGTGAGAGTGCTAAGCAGAACCCAGCCGAAGAAAACAGCTTCAGGCAACTTCGGCTTAATCAATGGGTCAAACAGGCAGTCCGTTGGATGCCAATGGCGAAGTGGGATGCCTGTGCATTCCCGCTTGATGCTGACAGCCTAGAAGGGCGAGTATGTTATGGCGGGCTTGATCTTTCCTCTACAACGGACATTACAGCTTTCGTGCTGGTATTCCCGCCACTGAACGAGGAGGACAAGTATGAGATACTTCCATTTTTCTGGATGCCGGAGGACAACATTGATCTCCGGGTACGTCGTGACCATGTCCAGTACGACCTCTGGGTAAAACAAGGGCATCTTATGACAACAGAAGGAAATGTCGTACATTACGGCTTTATTGAAAGCTTTATTGAGCAACTCGGAATGAAATATAACATCCGGGAAATTGCCTTTGACCGATGGGGAGCTGTTCAGATGACACAGAACCTCGAGGGACTAGGGTTTACAGTTGTTCCTTTCGGTCAGGGCTTTAAAGATATGTCTCCACCTACAAAGGAATTGATGAAGCTGACGCTAGAGCAGAAAATCGCCCACGGCGGTCATCCTGTTCTCCGTTGGATGATGGATAACATCTACATCAAGACTGATCCAGCTGGGAACATAAAGCCGGATAAGGAGAAGTCAACTGAAAGGATTGATGGAGCTGTTGCTACCATTATGGCTCTTGATAGAGCAATTAGGAATGGTAATAACACAGAAGGGTCGAGCGTTTATGATGAAAGAGGTCTACTTATTATTTGATTTAATATGATGGTGTTGGACATTTTATGATATTATATTTAAAAAAAGAGGTTTGATCAAATGAGCGAAGATAAACTGATGAGCGAAAATAAACTGAAAAAATATCTAGGGGATAAGTACACAGATAATCCCATTATCAATTTCCTATTATATTGGTCAATTGGAAACGATACATGTCCAACACCAAAGAGGGTATTTGGTAAGGAATATAATGACTTATCAATGGAAGAAAGAGAAAAACTGAAAGCTATAAAGAATGAATGGCGAAAGATGAATGATCTAGATTGCATTTGGCTTGATGGGGACTTAAATGCAGACACCATTTTTTCATTATGGACGCCGCTTAAAATGGTTTTAGAGTGCTTAACAGATAAAAAATTTTATAAGGTGGATAAGTATAGTTTGAACCCGAACAATCACTTAGAGGATATTATGAAAAATATTGATACTTACTTACCACGAGGCGATCAATTAGTGGAAGAACTATACAAGCTAGCTTCATTAGCTTCAACAAGAGCCAATGTAATGAGGTTACATAATCGCGGGATGCAAAAACGCGGTATCGAAGAAAAAATAGGCGGTCAGTACAAAATTGTAGAATCATTTTATGAGCAAATGCCAAGAACGCTTTATGAGTGTTTTGATGGTGGCGAATTTCGTAATAAGTTTAAGCATAGAGAGTATTTCAAAAATGATAATGAACTTATCGAGTGGATTAATTCACAAAAATTAAAGGTATTTTTTGTAGAATCAATAATTTCAAAAGAATCAATTAAGCCATTGATAAAAAGAATGAAACCTTATGAGTCGGAATGGTTAACTAACAAAGAGGAATTAATGGAAATGTTGGAAAACTACAACTTTATACTAGAAGAACGCCAAAAATTAGTTTAGCCAGATAATGAATCATTGAATCAAATAAGCATCTATCAAATGGTAGGTGCTTTTTTCATGCCTATTTTCGGAGGTGAAAACCCATGATAAACCCGCTAAAAGGATTGTTCCGCTCCCGTGATAAGCCTAAAAATCGTATTGGCAGCGCATTTTCGTTTCTGTTTGGCAGTACTACCAGTGGTAAGACAGTTAATGAACGGACTGCAATGCAATCAGCTGCAGTGTATGCCTGCGTGAGGATACTATCTGAGGCTATAGCTGGACTTCCGTTACACGTTTATCAGTACCGAATGGACGGAAGCAAAGAACGTATACCACAACATCCGCTATACTATCTGCTTCATAATGAGCCTAACCCAGAGATGACTTCATTTGTGTTCCGAGAAACACTGATGAGTCATCTTTTACTTTGGGGCAATGCCTATGCGCAGATATTGAGGAACGGTCGTGGACAGCCAATCGCACTATATCCTTTGCTTCCAAACAAAATGAAAGTAAGTCGAGCTTCAAACGGAGAATTGGTATACACCTACCGCAGAGATTTCGAAGAAAGTCGGATCAATCCCAACAGCGGAACAGTGATACTCCGCAGAGATGAAATACTCCACATACCCGGACTCGGATTTGACGGTCTCATCGGATACAGTCCTATTGCTATGGCTAAAAACGCCATCGGCATGTCGCTTGCGACTGAAGAATACGGTGCTTCATTCTTCGCAAACGGAGCAAATCCAGGTGGTGTGCTGGAGCATCCCGGTGTAATCAAGGATATCCAGAGAGTCAAGGACAGCTGGAACAGCACCTATCAAGGCAGTGGAAATGCCCATAGAATCGCTGTGCTGGAGGAAGGAATGAAGTTTCAGGCAATCGGTATTCCTCCGGAGCAGGCTCAATTTTTGGAGACACGTAAATTCCAGATTAACGAAATTGCAAGGATATTCCGTATACCTCCTCACATGGTGGGTGACCTTGAAAAGTCCAGTTTCTCCAACATCGAGCAGCAATCGCTGGAGTTCGTAAAATACACGCTTAACCCATGGGTGGTGAGATGGGAGCAGAGTCTTCAGCAATCGCTTCTATTGCCATCTGAGAAAAACTCAATCTTTATTAAGTTCAATGTTGACGGTCTGCTTCGTGGCGACTACCAGAGCAGGATGAACGGATATGCAGTCGGGCGGCAGAACGGCTGGCTGTCAGCGAATGATATCCGGGAGCTTGAAGATATGAACCGTATTCCTGCCGAAGAAGGCGGCGATCTGTATCTGGTAAACGGTAACATGCTTCCACTTTCACAGGCAGGCAATTTTTATCAAAAGGAGGTTAACAGCCAATGAGGAAATTTTGGAATTGGGTGCGAGATGAAACTACCGGAGAACGCACCTTATACCTCAACGGAGAAATTTCAGACGAGACCTGGTATGGCGACGAAGTGACGCCAAAGATGTTCAGAGACGAACTGATGGCAGGCACAGGTGACGTCACGGTTTGGATTAA